CGCAACCAATCACCGCCAGTCTTGAATGGTTTCTTCGCTTTTGATTCAGGCTTAATCACTGTTAACTTTTTCATCGCTTCGTCCTTGTCTTAACCAGTGCGTTAACTATAAACCATCTTGCGGTTTAGAAAGTTGATTTAGATCACAAAAACACGTTAGGGGCGAAAGGGGCGCAAGGGGCGCAACGGGGCGCAATACTCAAATGACGTTGCGCCCTTATTAAACGTTTGATTTTATTAGTTTTTCCAGTGTTTTTCGACGAAAAGAGCGCGGGGGCGCAGATTTTCACTTTTCTATACTCTCCCCACCATAAAAATATTTTTTTATTTATACCTAAAATATTTTCTCACTATATAAATAGTATCTTATATTAAGCCCTTAAGCCCTTTTAAGAAAAAATAATAGATAAAACAATAAGTTACTGAGGGGCGCAATACAAAAACTATTGCGCCCTATTGCGCCCTTTTTCGACCTATTGCGCCCTTTTTCGATTGATTACCGCAAAATATTTTTAACGTCATTTTAAAAAAGCTAAAAATATTGCGCCCTTTGCGCCCTTGCGCCCTTTTCCATCGTGTCGTCGTTGTGCAAAAATTTTTAACGTCATTTTAAAAAAGCTAAAAATATTGCGCCCCTTGCGCCCTTGCGCCCTTTTCGTTTTCAGAAATAAAAAAGCCGGATACGATGATCCGGCTGTGCAAACACGTTTGCAGTTTAAAACGGCGCTTCATCTTTATCGAAAAAGTTACGCACTTTCGCTTTAACCAACGCATCGTTTAGCTCTTTTTTGTCTTTGTACCAGACGTAATGATATTTACCGTTGATCTTCGTCCGTCGGTCTTTGATTTGCACAAAACCGAGATCCAGCAAAATAGCCGACATTGCGTTTGTTTTTGGTAGTTCCGTTTCGCTGCTCTCACACAACTCATTCAACCAGGACACATCAAGGATCTCGTCATTGATAACCCCGCACTGGTGCTCATCAATGGCACTCTCAAGCAACATGCGCGCTGGTGACACGTTAACGTCAATCATCGACTGCTTCGCGTTGGTGTCCGGGGCGCGACCTTCTGCGCTGAACTCTTCGCTGATCTGATAGTCTAAAAAGAATCGCGCCATTGCGTCAGAACGACGTTCGGTTTCGTTAAACAGCTTTTTAAAGTGATTCTGTGCGCCGACTTTCCCGCCCAGTTCATCAAACAACTGATCTTCGCTTTGTACCCTGGAAAACAGCACGCAATAACGACGATCGCCGTCGGCTAACGGAATGGCGTCTTTGTGGTTCGTTAACATGAAGTAGCTGGTGAAATTTGGAACTGTGCGATGATCGCGCCCTTTTTCTTCAATCTGCACAGTTTTGTTAGTTATGAATGGTTTCATGCGATCGAGCGTTTCATAGCGATTAGCACCGCTGATCCGGATCTCTTCAACAACCACCACCAATGCGCCGTGTGCCCACCCGGTAAAACGCCCTGAGATCGCCGTAGGCTCAAGGTTACGCACCAACTCACCTAAGATCATCTGCATCACGTTGCCAAAATAGCTTTTACCAACACCCTGCGCCCCTTGCAGCAACAGGGCCCAATTCACACGTTTACCGGGATTCTGAATAACGTATGCCATCCAATCGAGCAAGATCCGCTGTTCGCGCTCATCGCTCAGCGTAAAGCGTAAATGATCCATGAACATGTCGATCACGCGCTGTCCATCCGCATCAATCGCGCTGCACGGTTCAACGCCGCTGCAATGATAGCTGTTCAGCATTTGCTTACCTTCATAGCTGAACGTCACACCGGCACCCGGCCAAAACATCTGATCAACGACTAGGGGGATCTTGAAATCATTCAGAGCAACGACTGAGGCGGGTTTCTCGAACATCTGGCATTCGCTTTCGCGATCATATTTAGCGTTAAATGCTTCGCGTTTTATTGTATAATTTAAGAGCGAATTGGCGAACTCGCATGTCTTTTCAACGTAGTACCAAGGTTCTAACCAGTCCGGTGATTTGATGTCGCCGGACTTTTCTTTTTTAGCGGGTGACAGGGCTTTTTTGATTTCTGCTTTCCCGATCCCCTGTGTCTTCCCGAACTTGTCCGCCAGTCGTGCCGCAACCATCCCGCGTAAATCTTGCGGTAAGATCAACTCGTTCATGCTTTGCAGCTTTTTCTTAAACTCGCTGTACTCTGGCATGGTTGAAACCGCACCGGCTTCTTCGCAGAGCGTTTCCATCAATGAATGGTTTTCGGCGATCCCGCCGTTTTCTTTCACGCGATGAATGACTGTGGCGAACGTGATGTTTTTACCGGTACGGGTAACCCGCCCAAAACTTTTCCACTTTGCCCGCATCGTCTTTTCATCGTGTTTATCGCTTAACGATGACCATTCAACCCACTTCTGATATCCGTTATCATCGCCAGAGAACTGATGATTCAACGCTGCACCGACTTCCAACCATTCGTCATATTCTTTATCCTGTGCGGGATACGCCAGCAGATAGGCGTCAATTTCATCTGCGCTTAAGTCTAATGGTGTTGATTCAATCAAAGACATCAAGTCGAGTTCGCCGGACTCTTTAACGCTGACTAACGAGTCAATAGCTAACGGTTCCCCGTCGCCAATGTCAAACCAAGCGGCCTTTAGATCTGGGCAGGATGGTAAGAACATGGCTTGATTGGGGACGAATGACGCACTATCAACTTTCACACCTAACTCGTCACAAAATGAGCGCGACAAGGTGCGGTATTGAGCGGGTGACACTGGGGCTGACAACGGGATCACCAGGCGAATACGCGGGGCAACGGGTGAATGTTGGAAGGTGGAATAGGCGATGTAAGCCGTGTCAATATTCATTGTTAATTGATATTCTAGATCTGAAAGCGACATTTCAGGATGATCGATATCAATCGTTAACAGTGAACGAAAAAGCATTTCTTCTTCAACACGGCGCGACCCTTTGAAGTGCCCCGCCAGAAAGAACTCCCCGCCTTTGCGCTCTGCTTGTTTATGCGTTGTCAGTTTTTCTTTTAGTTCATCCCAGGTTAATTCGATATTTTTAACGCCACCGAGATCTGAGCCTACTGCAATTTTATAACTATTCATCCCGATCATCTCCGATAATGTCTACCGCTTTGAATTGCCCGTCAGTTATACGTTCAATCTGAATAGCGCGATACGGCGGAACCTTCGCATCCGCCACCCACTGCGCTACCGCTGCCTGAGTTACCCCTAACTGTCTAGCTAGTTCGACCTGTGAGCCAAACCATTTGATAATTTCTTTTAGCATGTTGACACCTCCACTTAACTAGAGCTAAAGTATAACTACAAGTTAAGTTATTATCAACGGGGGATATGATGGAAAAAGAAGTTAAAACGCTTTTGAAGCTGCTCGGAGCAGACGAACGAATACCGTTTTTAGAAGGTATCGCGATCGCACTTGGCGGAGATAATTTGCGTTATCCGGTGGGCGAAGGTTTACATGCGATCGCTGACGCCATAAGAGAATTAAACGAAACCTTAAAACAAACCAATCAAAAGGAAAACTAAAATGTCATTAGAATCTAAAATTGAAACGTTAACCGCATCAATTGATCGTCTGTCTAGTCTGCTTGAAAAACTCGGATCGGTTGAACCCGCCGAAGTCATCAAGAAAGAAGCGGAAATTCTGCGAGAAGAGGCGAAAGCCGAAGCAAAACAGGTTGAAACCAAAGCGCCAGAAAAGCAACCTGAACAAACAACAACTCCAACCGCCGAAGCGTTACAAGCCAAGTGCATGGAACTGGTACGCGCTGACCGTAAAAACAAACAAGTGATTAAAGACCTACTGGCTGTTTATTCCGCGTCTTTGATCAGCGATTTAGACGAAGCACAACGCGCTGAATTAGCGGTCAAGTTGGGGGCGCTGTAATGGCTACCCTACACGCTAAACTGTCCGCCAGCGGTTCTTCCCGCTGGCTTAATTGCCCTGGTAGCGTGAAAGCCGAAGAAGGTTTCACCGATAAAGGATCTGCGTTTGCTTTTGAGGGAACCTGCGCGCATGAACTGGCCGAACTGGCGTTAACGAATAATCAGCATTGCTCGGAGTGGGTTGATAAGCAACTGATCGAGAACAATCAACACACGGTTGATCAAGTGATGGCCGATTATGTGCAGGTCTACGTTGATTATGTGCGCCAGTTCTCCGGTCACCATCTCTATGAGGTGCAAGTTGATTTCTCGGATTGGGTGCCTGATGGTTTCGGCACATCGGACGCGCTGATCGTCGCTGATAACGTGCTGCACGTGATTGATTTGAAATATGGGAAAGGTGTCAAGGTTGATGCAGCAAACAACACACAGGGGATGCTGTACGCCTTGGGCGCGATTGCGGATTATGGTGATTTGTTTGCTTTTGATAAAATTCAGATCACCATTGTGCAACCACGGTTAGACCATATCGACGAATGGGAAATCACCCTCCCAGAGCTGCTGAAATGGGGGGAGTGGGTACGCCAACGGGCGGAACTCGCTTTGTCCGATGACGCCGAACGTTCACCGGGTGAAAAGCAGTGTCAGTGGTGCAAAGCAAAGGCGGTCTGCCCGAAACTGAAAGCCCATACCGAAAAGCTGATCTTGTCTGACTTTGACGATCTGGAACTCACATCTCCTGAGCG